AAATCAAGGTGCACACGCTAATCATCAGCGTAATCACCTGATTAAACACCGGCGCATAGTCCAGCAACACCGCCACCGAGGCACTTCCCACCACTTTGCCGTCTTCCAACAATGCGTTACTCATTTCTTACCCCCTCAAGCTCTCTGATTCTCTCTCTCCAAGTCTTGCGCAGGGCTTTCTTTTCTTCCCATTGCTCCTCGGTATATTCGCCGTCAATGTACTTTTGCCCCCAGTAATCGGCTTCGGATAATTTCGCTTTCAACTCCTCAATTTCTTCTTCTGCAATCACGCTTGCAGGTTTTTCAGGTGCATATCCGGTCAAGTACCAATCACCGTTATAGGCTTGCTCAACGTCTGTTTCGCTCATTCCGATTGATTGATAAAAAGCCGCGTTTGTGCCTGTACCGACTTCACAAAGCCCTGTTTCTTTATTCAAAACTTTTGCATATTTAAGCATTGCTCACTCCTTTCAACGGATATAATGCGGAATATTTTAGATTATCGGCGGCCGCTAGTTTGACAGCATACCCCTTTGGCACGGGAATAGAGGCACTTGCAAAGGCCGCGGTGCCTGAACTGGAAATATAACGGTTACCGACCTCCGAGATTTGCACGCCGTTTTCATCATAAAGGTTGACGGTTAAGTCGGCTTTACTGCCCGATACACTACAATTCCCCATATAAACGGAATCGACTGTTGCGGTTACCGTTGCCCCGACTGCAACACTCACTCCTGCTGTATAGTCCGGCATGCCCCAACTTACGATGCTTTCTTTTGCTGTATTCGTAAGGTTTGCAAGCTCGGTGTCGGCAACATTCGGCGCAGTTATGTTGTCAGTAAATGTCTTGACTCCGCCGATTGTTTCATCGCCTGTTAAATGCACCACCGCGCTGTCTTCGGCTTTCGAAGCAATGGCCTCCCCAAGCGTCTGCACAAATATTTCGGCCTTATCTGCCGCCGTTGCAGCCGAAGTTGCTGCAAGGCTTGCCTCCGTTGCCGATTCTAACGCGGCATTTTGAGCTTGCATCGCAGTATCTGCCACCGTTGTGGTTTGGTTTAGCAAAGTTTCCCCTTGTGCCACATATTGCACCAATGCCGGCAACACATCGGTATTCACATATTTCTCAATCAGAGGCTGCGTTTTTTGTATCACAATTTCGCGCACCAAAGGCTCGCTGTTTGCAGTCACATAAGTATCAATTTCCGGCTTACTTACTTTATCAACATAATTTTGAATCTCTGCCTGCCCCGATTTGATATAAGCCAGATGACAATCAATATCGAGTTCAATTTTATCGGGCATATATACTTCTATTTTCTGCCCCGAATTTAAGATTATCGTTTGTTCCATAACTCGCTACTCCGTTACGTTTTGCCCAACCACAAAAGCCGCAACTTGTCCGATTTGAGCCGGATAAATCGTGTGAACTTCACCATTGGCAAAAGTAATTTGAATATCCGTCACATAATCGGTTTCAACTTTCAAGTTTTTGGTATCGGACGGCACAATCTGCACACTGGCCTTGCCATGCACGGCATCATCAATACTACCCGTTTTGTTTATCACGACTTTATTGTCATCTTTGGTGCGCACCTGCATTTTCAAAACCGCACCCGTCAAATCGACCGCACTTTTGCCTGCCCGAAACAACAAAGGGATAGTAAAACTATCCCCTTGGCGCACCTCAATAAAATTCGGCATAATTCTTCCCACCATAATCTATTCCTCCGATTTAGCTTTAATAAAGTAATTTACGGCAAAGTTTTCGGGCGTGACATGCTCACTTGCGCCATAAACGGCATTGCTGTCCGAAGCTTTGGTAAAAGTTGCCGTTGGTTTACCGTTGCTCACATCACCGTTCGACCAATAAGTCTGCACCCCTGCGCCGCTCGACCCATGACTGGTATAGGCCGTATAACTGTGCGTATGATCCGGCAATCCTTCCTCTTGCGCCGTATACAAATCGGCAGCCGAATTACCGCCCAACCCACGCAAAAATTTGCCGCGATAATCCGGCACATTAAAGGTTGTCACCCCGTTACCGCTGCCAAAATTTTCGCCTATCAAATCAAACAATTCTGCATAGTCCGTACGCGATACTTCCTGCCCGTTACACAACAGCCAATTTTGATGATTTTCACTTTGCAACGAAGCCTTAATATCGCCAATCGGAATCAACGCATTGAGCAAACCGGTCAGCGTTTCGCTACTCAAAGAAACTTCCGCTTCCAACTGACTACGGTTTACGGCATCCGAAGCATTAGTCCCGTTCGCCACATTGCGCACTCTAAAATTGCCGACATCTAAGTCACCCTCCATCTTAGAATTGCCGTTTTTCAAAAAACATTGGCTCAACCCATCGGCAAAATTATCATCTTCTTCGTCCATATGATCCGTAACAATATCAATATCATTCTGTCTGTCATCTTCCCAATTATGCAACCGGGAAAACATCCCCTCACTGTCAAACGGCATTATTTTTCTCCCTTTTGTTTTTGACAAGCCAAATCATAGCGTACGCGCAAAAAGCCGTCTTCGCCCTCCGCAACGGCTTCAGGGCAAACTTTTTGCACTTCCTGAGCAATCAGCCCGATATACGGCACATCCGACCCTTTAAAATTAAAACAATATACCGTCAACCCGTTGTCCAACTTGCCGACCGGTGTTATATTTTCTTTCAATCTTTCATCCGAAGAAAAATAGCTTTGCAACCCGTTTTGCACGCTAGACTGAATAACCTGTTGTCCCAATGCCGCCTGTGCCTGAGAATTAGCTGCCCTATTCTGAGCAATACGTTGCTCCGCACCGTTTTGAATCTGATAAGTATTCAAGGCATTGTCATAACCGGAATACGAATTTTGCAATGCACTCAAAAGCTGATTGATATAATTACTTTGTGACGTATTTCCGAAATTGGCTGCCTTAATCTGATCATTCAAACTGTTGCTATAAGCAGTCTGCCCATTCAAAACCGACTGATACGCCGCCTGATTCAGCGCACTGTTTTGATTGTTCTGCAAATCGGTCATCGCCCGTTGATAAGCTTCCGACCCCACACTCAAACCCTTGTTAGCCAACGAAGTTGCCAAATCCGAAGTCTGAGTTTCAAATTGCGGTGTCAGCTTGTCAACATAAGACTGATAGGTCGCCTGCTCCGCCCGTTGCGCCGCATCATCAGAACCGTCCACCTGAAAAGTATAATTTCCCATATTGCTCAGCTGATTCGAGGCATTTGCCGCATACGAAGTCAAATTATTTAAGGTTGTATCATAATTGCTTGTGTCATAATTATTCAAATAGGCCAAAATATTGTTTTCGGCATTACTTGTTGATGTCGAAGCATATCCCGAACCCAAAACTTTTCCAATTGCTCTACTCATTTTCTATCTCCATTTGTTTTCCGATTTTAACATTCCGTACAGATAACAATCCGCACCGTCATCGCGATATTGGCGCAACAATCCCTCCTGTTTGAATCCCAGTTTCTCCACCAGTTTCAAACAGGCATAATTGTCGGTATTCACCAACAGACTAATGCGTTGAACCTGCAACATTTCAAAGGCCAGCCCAAACACCTGTTTCAACACCCACCTTTGACACCACCGCTTGTTCGTGGTATAAATGGTCCACCAAACATCACGTTTCGGCCGAATTTGATGATAAATCAATCCGCCGATAAGCCTGCCTTGCCACTCAAACCCCACACAAAACGATTCTTTATCCAACCAGTCGGTTGACCACCCCAACCCCCGGCACACCCACTCGGCAATTTGTCCTTGACAATCCGTCACCACCCTACAAAATTCCGTTGGCAACTTCATAGCGCACCCCCGTGTCAAACCATTCAATCAAATTGCCGCGGGTTTTCGTCTTGAATACCACACTGGCTTTCACGCCCGTTGCCGAATTAGCCACCCATTGCGAACGAATACGCCCCTGCAAAGTCTGCCACTTGGTCCCAATCTGATTGCTCAAACTCGACCACTTGACTTCATTCCACCGTGTCACACCGCTTTGCCCCACATTTTCGGCATAATTCAGATTGTTTTCGGCAAAATCCATATCCGTATAAATCACCAGAGCATAGGCCACCGAAGCCTTGGTTCGCGGATTAAGCAATTGAATTTTTTTGAGCTTATCCACCCCGAAATTGTTATAGGCTTGCCGAACCTCACCGCAAATATAGTTGCCGTCATCGGAATAGCCGTCATCAAAGCGATATACCCCGTAATCGCCACCAAAATACAGCCTTTCGCCAAACAACACCCAACAGCGCGCTTTCACATTGGTAAACCTGCACCAGGCACCGGTATTCAAATTGATAACATGTTGCTCAAACAAACGCCCGTTCGGCACGTTAAACAAGGCATAGCCACCGCGCGGATAAATAATACCCTGCCAACCGCTTTTATCCCGATTAGAAGCTGTCCGCTCCAAAACCAAGCCTCTGATTTTGTCCGAAAAAGCCACCGCCGACACGCCGGCCTGATTCAAAGGCAAAACCTTGGACAGCGGCACATAGCCGTCTTCCGTCACAATCACCGCGTCCCCCTGATAGGGAACCACGCACCGATACCCGAGCGGCTTTGGAATTTTATAACTGCCTTTTAGACTCCAGTCATCGGCCGAATTAGGATTGCTTCCGCCATAGACCAACGCCTCACCTTCCGAGGTTAAAAAGACCGTCAAATCGTCCATGCCGGCACCGCCGTCTACCGTCCAACAACACACGGCTTGCAAATAACCGCCATAGCGCACCACCTGTTCCAAGTCAAAACAATACAGCTCACCGGCAATATTTCCGGCCTCCGCCGCATACCAAACTTTCAAGCTGCCCTTTTCGACAAACCACAAAAATTGCTTTGATACCGCACCGGTCACAATTGTTTCGGCCGTTAGTCCGTCCGCTTCAAAATTCCAGTCGGCAAAATGCTCCACGCCGTCATCATCCACATAAAATTCTTTGGGCGTATCGCACCCGTTCAAAAAATACAGATGATTTTTATATTGCACGGTTTGGCACGCATCCTGCGTAAAACTAACATCTTCAAAAACCGAAACTTTCTTTGCCGAACTCAGGTTATAGGCTTTGCCTTCCGAAATACCGATAAACTTTTCCGTACCGTATTTTTTATAAACCGCCAAAGTCGCAAAAGCCGTGCCTGTTTTCACATAAGAAGTATAGCCTTTTCTCAAGCTCAGCTTGGTATCGCCGGGAAAATAATTGTCCATAACAATGGCTTCGCTCTCGGCCATTTTATCCAAACTGTCGCGCACATTCAAACCACCGCACGGAGCAGGCAAAGTATAATTCAGCGACTTGTTGACCCGATTAACAATGCGCAGAGACATAAATTCCGTTCCTTTCACATCCAAAATTTTCGATGCCGCCCGACAAATCAATATCGTGGGTTGCCAACGTGCTGCCAAAACGCTTTTTAAGTTCGCGCTCATATTCGGCAAATTCTTCGGTATAATCCATACCGTTGCGCTTCAGCCACCGCCACCAAATGCCCAACTTCACCAAATAGGCATCAAATATCGGAATATCGCTGTTGGCCGTCACCGTGCTTTTCTCAGTATAACCGGACTTGTCCAAACACACCGCATTAGAGCGATACTGAAACACCACCTGCAAATCATCCGGCGGTGGTGTCAAAAATTTTATCATCCCGTTTTGCAGCTTAAATTTGACGGCACAAGACGGCGCATAAAAATATTTTTCCTTCATCCACTCCTGAG